CTAGAGGGTTGCCGTTCCATCAAGGCTGCTTCGCGTCTTTTGGGTTATATCGAAAACACGCTGGGTTACATCCGCTAACTGCTCTGTCGGCCTTACTGAGTTTGATAATTTGTTGTTAACAGTAGCCCAAGCATCAGCGTATTCAGCTACTTGCTTAACAGAAAGCGCGGCACCAAGTGCAACAGCAACGCGGGAAAGGCTAAGCATCGAACTTTCAGTGGTATCAATGGATTTCGTGGTTTTATCAAAACCACGCTCCATCATGTCAAGGCGCTGATTTACTCGCTGCTGGGCCACAAGAAGACCCCGTACATCCATCTCAATGTCGTAATAAATGCCGCCAGCGTTCTCTGCCATACCTTTCTCCGGGCAATAAAAAACCCCGCCGGAGCGAGGTTTTGTTTTCTTGATAGTTATTTACAAAGCGATTGCCACATTGAAGCGAAATCACCACTCCCATCATCTATATAGGCAGCCCCATTAAAAATATATCTATCTTTGCCGGAGTATGCGCCGAGGCTGTTTTTGGCATTTACATAACCACAGACCACGGAGTTTGAATTTACTTTTTCACCAGAGAAATCTGCAGAAGACGGATCTTTCAGTAAACCTTTAACAGCTACTTGGGCAATGGATATTTTCTTTATTTCCTGTTTCTCCTGCCCTCTTAAATCCTCTTTCACTTTTTCATAACCTTGCCTTTCTGTATATCGCTCTCCCCACAGCGGAGTGATTGAGTTAATCCACAGAATAGAAACGGCGCAAACCACAATCACACCAATAAAGCATGGTATAGCGCCAAGCTTTTCTATGCCTGATAGGCATAGCAGAGTGAGGGGAATGACAACTAACAAGGCCATCCACTCGCGAGAAGCAAAGAACACTGTTATACAGAACACCAATAAAGTAAACGCACCAATAATCTTCTTCATCCCCATCCCTCAAGTTTCTTTTTATTTAGCAATATTTCATGTTTATCAAGTTCTTTTTGCTTCTTCAAAATGGTGGCGTATTGCCTGTATCCATGATGCCCAGGCGCAAAGAACTTACCGTCATTGTACATGGCTGGGTTTTTCTTTAAGGCAGACATGGCCAGAGGAGCAAGTGCTATTTGCTGCTGACAAAAATGAATGGCCTTCTCAAGGTTCTTGCCAACCTCTCGCAGTTTATAGTGCTTCTTAATTTTCTCTTGGAGGTCAAAGTGGATCTGCAGAATCACATCATCAGGTAATCCTCGAAGCCCATTCAGCCACTCTTCTTCGGTCATATCCCTATCCCCATTGGTTTGTTTTCGACAGAGTAGCAGGGATGCGGGGGAACGACAAAAGCCGAACCGTCAGGTGCAGATAAAGCCTTTGCGAAAAATGGCCTCGTTCTGTGGCCTTTGTTTTTAGGCCTCAAGCTCAAAGCGTGCAACTCTGTTCACTCAACTGGGGAGGTAACATGGTTAAGCTAAAATTTGTTTTTGTGGTCGCTGTCGTGACACTTGGCGCGCTCTACTTTTTCGATTACGCCTGGCTGGCAGATCTGCCGCTTGGAGGGCTGAAGTAGAAAACAAAAAACCCGCCGGATGGCGGGTTCACTCATTGAAGTTGCTTCCTTACCACTTTAGTTCGTATTCTTCGAGGATTCTTCTCTTCTTTTTCTTCCCGCGACTTAAAGTTGTTGTAAGTTTCGAAATCAAAAAAAGAAAGGTTTTCGATTTCAGAAACTGGGCATACGACTCTGAAGTCATTAAAGGTTAGGTTACTATTAACCCGTGGAGGGCCATCCACACCTAAAACATCACCATATAATCCGATGCTTTCATAATGGGTTATATAGTTTGTCGTAACGACAATTTTTAGCGTGTCTTTATCCCTGTAACCGCTGAGCAGCGGGATGAACGCCATGTGCTCAATTTTTCCATGCTCCAAGGGAGGGCGAATAACCCAGCCGACATAAAATTTCTTAGATTTCAAAGTAAAAATAACTGGCGCTAATGTAGCAGATGCCTCGATTGCCAGCGTTTCAAGAGGATGGTTCCTTGCAGCCTTTGCGAGGGCTTTGAACCTATTGTTTCCCCAAGCATGCCACCCCTTGTTTAGCAGACCACAAAATGTGGAGAGCGCAACAGTGCCAACTAGCCATAGAGCTATCTTTAAGCTCTTCCCTGTTGCTACCGCATCTGCTGATAATGGGATAAGTAGTTTGACATTTTCCTTGTTCATTCCCACTACTTTGGCAGAGAAATCAATGAAGCCCACAAATCCCATTATTGAGCATAACATCCAGCTCAGGATGCAAAAGCCGGTTCCCCACGTCGCCACATAAAAATAAGCGCCCCAACCATCGGAGCGCTTAAATTTGTATCTCGTAGATACTGATGTAATAGTAAAAATGTAACCACTAACGAGGATAGCGGATAGTAACAGTGTCCCCATCCGTCACCTTGCCTTAGATGGTTCAACTCTCGCAAGAAACTGAAACTGGCGCTTCATCTCTTTGCGAACCTTGTCGTTTTCCAGGTTTAGGCTGATCACACCATCGCGATCAATCGTGAGTCTGTCCTGGTTATCGACAAGAATATTCGTTAAGCGCTCTACGGGACTTTCAGCCCTAACGGTTGGCTTTCCTTTGTTCGAGAAACTAAACATAGCTCCTCCTCAATCTACCTTTTGGGGTGTAAAAAGAGCTTAGCGAACCTTGCGCCGCCAAGCCCTTAACCGAATTTTTTCAACAATATTTGTTGTTGTGATTGAAGATTAAGTTATGTTGATCTGGTGGTCAAGCGCGGCGCTCACAAACTTTGTGTTGTGACATGTCACGATTTCGATTCAATTGTCGATGCATTCCCGATTGCTAAGACTCTTTCTCCATCATCGCCTGCCAGCGTCGATCGTCTTCGTCCATAACAGTGTCGTATTCGTCCCTGGTAAACCCTTTCTGGTTCGGGTATTTAGCGTTGAGCATTAGGGCAAATTCGGTCATGGTGAGGTTTTCAGCCTCATCCCTGCTTATGCCGAAGTGGTTGCGGGCCGCCATGATGTAGTCAGTAGCGCGAAACTCCGACGTAGTCTCGTTGCTTTCATGGCGCTGCAGCTGACGAATCTTCGCCTTACCGACAATTCCGTGCGTCATCAGGTTTTGCGCGATGATGACCATATTCTCCGGCGGCAGGCTGCCCGGCCGCCAGACGAAACCGCGCTTGCGCCCTTTCCCTGGGCGCATCCAGCCGACCAACACACCTATATCATCGTCGCAGCACGCCGTAAGCACGGTGTGAGCCGCCATGATGGCTTTACGGGTAAGCAGTCCACTCTGGATATATCGCAGCACACAATCAGGGAGGCGACTGTACTCGTCGCGAATATAGGCCTCTGCTGCGCGCTGCAATAGTGGCGTGACATCATCGCTGAGCAGGTCATAGAACGTCTGAACTATTTCAGCCGGCTCACCGATGCGCGCCATAGCCCTGAATGACGGACGGAAAAAGAATTCCCGGTCATCGGTACCGATAAGGCACTCACCTAATTCTTTAATGGGGGTCATAGTCGCTCCATAAACAGTATCAAGGGCGCCGTAACGCCCTTTGTACTATTCACGACGTGGTTAGCTGATCGTGACCGTGCACGCCACCGAGGTGATTTTTACCGGCGTCGCTGAGGAATCAGTGACCTCACAGGTATAAACCCCAGCGTCACCAGATACGGCGCTCGCTTTGTTAAACGTTGCCGTGGTTTGACCGCTGACGACGGAGCCGTCTTTTTTCCACACGTAGGTGTATGGAGACGTGCCGCCTTCAACCACCACCGGCATGTTAAGAGCGGAGCCGGTCGCAACGGATTTAGTCGCCGTCAGGTTCCCAATCAGCTTGCCGGTATCATTAGCGCAGCCTTGCATGTATGCCTCTCAAATAAAAAAGGCCGCCAGATGGCAGCCTGATGGGTGATTCTGGCGGTTTATGCCGCCCTGGTTTCAATATCTTCGGTGTTTCTCGACAACTCCCTGCGAATTTCAGACGTGCTTTTATCACCATCCCATTTCGACAGGTGTCCGTCGTGAGCAATGAGCCCAGCCGTCTTTGCAGCAAGACTTTCGCGGGGATTGGCGAGGACATCCGCATACTGATAATGTTTTCTCAGCACTTCCTGAGCATAGGACGCATCAAAGGGATAAATCATGCTTACTCCCCGTATGTGCAGGAGATGAGTAGTCGGGTTAAGAGGATCGCAAATGTCCATCTTCCGCAGAGGTGAAATATGGTACGCCTCGTACTCGCTCCCGGGCGGGAAGCGAATTAAGGAATCTCTTGGGACAGCGGACAAGCGGCAAGCTCAGGAACTCCACGACAAAAGAAAGGCCGAACTCTGGAGAGTAGACAGGCTCGGTGACTTTCCGGACGTGACTTTTGAAGAGGCTTGTCTGCGCTGGCTGGAAGAGAAAGCGGATAAGAAATCGCTCGATACCGATAAAGGCCGGATGGGATTCTGGCTGGAGCATTTCGAAGGAATAAGGCTAAAGGATATCACTGAGGCGAAGATTTACGCCGCGGTTAGCAGGATGCAGAACAGGAAGGCAAAG